GTGCACGTAATATTCGTTTTCGAGCGGCACATCATAGTTGAATACCGCGTCCACATCGTCCACGTCGATGCCGCGCGCGGCCACATCGGTCGCAACAAAGACCGGCAGCTCGCCGCGGCGGAAGCGCGCCATGACGGCCTCGCGCTTTTTCTGCGGGATATCGCCGTGGATGCAGTCGGCCTCGAGGCCTTCCATCATCAAAAACGCCTTGAGCCGCTCGGTCATGCCCTTCGTGTTGCAGAACGCCATCACGCGCTCGTGGCCCTCGGCGCGGATGATCTGCGCCATGACATGCGCCTTGTCGTTCTGGCCCACGTCGATGCGGTACTGCGCGATATCGGGCTTATTCTCCTCCTTGGCCTGCACGGTGATCTCCTCGGGGTCGCGCTGGTACATCCAGCTGATGTCCATGACCTCGCGCGAGATCGTCGCGGAAAACATACCGAGGTTGCGGCGGGAAGCCAGCTTGTCCAGAATGCGCGTCACATCGTGGATAAAGCCCATGTCGAGCATGCGGTCGGCCTCGTCGAGCACGACGGTCTTGACGTTGTCGAGTTTGACGGTGCGGCGCTTCATGTGGTCGCTCAGGCGGCCCGGCGTCGCCACGACGATCTGCGGGTGCTTTTTGAGCGCGTCGATCTGCTTGCCGATGGGCGCGCCGCCGTACAGGCACACGATGCGCACGCCCGGAAGATAGACGCAAAGGTCGCGCAGTTCCGCCGTGATCTGCATGGCAAGCTCGCGCGTCGGCGCTAAGATGACGGCCTCGGTCTCCTCGCTGCCGGGCTCGATGTGCTCGATGATGGGAATGCCAAAGGCAAAGGTCTTGCCCGTACCAGTGGGGGCCTTGGCGATGACGTCCTTCCACTCGCGCATCGGCGGGATGCAGCCCGCCTGCACGGGGGTACTCTCTTCAATATTTTTCTTTTTCAGTGCGCGCTGGACCTCTTCGGTCAGTCCGAGAGCGTCAAAGCGCACGCCCTGTGTGAATTCCATAGCGTTTTCCTCTGTTTTCTCATATTTTCAGACGTGTATGATTATATCACGGCTGTCAATACGGTAAGGTTCAGGGGCACTTGAATTCACGTGCGCTCGCTTCACGGGACGGGCTGAGGACAAGGCAAAGGAAGCACAGCATTTCAACCTTGCCCCTTTTGACCAGTATACGGCTTTCTGTTTGCCAGACTGGGATCGCGTTCATTGATCGTCTTGTGCCCTGTCGACCACAGCAATAGCGCTTTCTTTTTCGATAACTGCGGGCGAGGTCTCCTGAATGCTCCCCCGATAAACGATTTTTACAACATCGCCTATGTTCCATTCCTCTCCCGTTGGAATATGCTTCAAATAGTCATTGACAATGTATTTTTGCCCGTCCTCCGCCACAACGGTCATACTTCCTGTTTTTTCATCAAAATCACAAATCGTTCCCCGCACACTCTTCCAGCTATTGATAAATAAGAAAAGGAGAAGCACGGCACAAAGGAGCAGGATCGCAATTCGTTTCATAACAGTTACCCCCTTAACAAATTAAATTTCAGTTTATATGATAGAAACATCTTTTCGGATTACTCACTGCTAAATGCAGTTATTTCAATAGTTTAAGCAGTGGTAAGATGTGGTTGAAAGGGTAGAAATGTAGGTAAGTCATATATTATTCCTATATTATTTCTACATCGACATTCCTACACAGAATACACCCTATTTTATTTTTTCGATTTCTTCCTTCAGCCAGTCGAATTCTCGCTGGGTATAGACCTTTTCGGTGATGTCGGATATCTTGTGACCGACCATGTATTTGATTGCATATTCGTCGATACCGGCTTTCTTTGCGGCCGTGACAAAGTGCTTTCTTCCGTCGTGAGGACGATGCTCCGGGTTAAGATTAAGCTCATCGCGGATCATCTCAAAGCCTGCCTTATAGCGTTGATAGCTCATCATCACAGTCTTGCCGCTGCGCTTGTCTTTGCAGTTGAAGAGATATGGGCTGCCGATTTCTTTGGCTTTATTGTAATGTCGCTCCACGAGGTAGCGAATTTTTGAGTGGATAGGTACGACGCGGTCTTCACCAGCTTCGGTCTTGATGCCGCCTTTGAAAGTACAATTCTCAAGGTCTACATTGGCAAGCTCAATTAGGCCGAGCTCTTGTGGACGCCATCCAGAATAACACTGAATGAGTATCACATCAACGAAATTCTTATCGTCGACATGTTTCCAGAGCTTTGATATTTCTTCGTCCGTAAAAGGTATATGCTCTTTCTTGACTTTCTGGATCTCTTTGATCGTTTCGTCAGTCAGCTTGAATGTGCGCGAGTAGTTTCTGTCGACGATCTCATATTCCAGAGCATAGTCAAGCATCAGGTTGAACAAGGACTTGATCTTGTTCTTCATGGATGCGCTGGCGTGCTGCTCTTTCCCTCTGACAGTGGCAACACCCTCGTCCATGCAGCCTTTCACATGGCGGGCACGGACATCCATCACTCGCATATCGTAGACAGCCGAACAATACTTCCAAGCTGAAGTAACTGCTCGTGAACTGCCATCCGATTTGAGCGTCTTGAAATACTCTTCCGACCACTTGTCGTAAAGCTCTTTGACGGTGATTGCGGCGCCGAGGTCATAAGGATTCTTGTTATATTCCACAAGCGCTGCATATGCGTCATTATAAGTTGCAAAATATGAGTCAGGCTTGAGCGGTTTGCAAATTGGCTTGCCGTCCTGAGTCTTTCCAACCGTAACCATTGCCCGAAAGGGATTCCGAAGGTTGCGGTTTTTTATTTCGCTGATTTGGCCAAACCCGTTCGGGAGGCGTCTTCGTTTATTGTTTTTGGCTCTCGGTTTTCGCTTTACTGACGGCTTCATTGGATAGCCGCAATGAGGGCAAGCCGGAGCCTTGTCGCTTACCTGCAATTCGCATTCAGGGCATTTTACAAGCATTAGTTGCACCTCCATAGTTGATTTGTCCTTTGTAATCATATATTATGGTGTAGGAGTTGTCAAGATATTCCTACACTTTATTTTTTGATGGAGCGATGTATATGATTACAAATGATGTATCAACCTGCCCCAAATGCGGCGGCGATTTGAAATACTATGACCGTGTTACTCGGATTGTACGGACGAAAGGAAGAAAGACCTGGAAGATCCCCATGCGGCGGCTTCAATGCACTCGCTGCGGTTCCGTACATAGAGAGCTTCCCGAACTGATATTTCCGTACAAACAGTACGAGGCTGAAGTCATCATCGGTGTTTTGGAGGGCTTCATTACCTGCGAAACCATCGGCTTTGAGGACTATCCCTGCGAAATGACGATGGTTCGATGGCAGGCTCAGGACTGGACCACCGAGGTTGTTTTAACAAAGCGCAGTTGCTAACTTAGAATAGCCGTTGAAAGGAGGTAAACGCCAATGAACGAGCAAGAGTTCCCTCAGGGGTCTGTCCCCGTGGCTGTTGCGGCCCGTGTGTATGGCAAAGATGCTTCATGGGTCCGCGCCGGCATCGTCTCAGGGTGGCTCCCGATTGGCAAAGCCACTCGCAGCGGAAAATTAGTCACCACAATCGAGGAGATGGATTCACGCTATCAGACGAAAACCTTCGTCTGGCAATTCGGGAAGTGAACGCCGGCCATCGGCGAAACGGCAATCACAGCCTGAACAAAAAGGTCATTGAGATCGAAAATAATATGGATGAATATGTGGAGAAGCTCCGAGCATTCATCCAAGGTCTGGTCGACGGAGACGAGCACATGCACCCTCCCCTTAAGCGACGGCGCTGGGACCGCAACGCGGACAGCGGCAAAGGCAAATGGAGAGACATCAACGAGCCGCTTCTGTGGCCGGACCAATATGTTCACCACGCTGTTGTGCAGCCGATGATCCCGCACATTATGCGGAGCATGGACCGGTACTGCATCGCAAGCGTCCCCGGCCGAGGGAACTCCTACGGCGTCAAGGCATTGAAGAAGTGGATGAAGAACGATGTGGAGGGCACGAAGTATTGCTGCGAGTGCGACATTTACCACTGCTTTGAGGAGCTTGATCCGCCGTATGTCATTGAAGCCTTGAAGCGGGTGTTCAAGGACACCGAAACGCTCTGGCTGTGCGACGCCATTATGGAATACGGAGTCCTCATCGGCGCATTCTTCTCCGCATGGTTTCTCCATTTGACACTCCAGCCCTTGGATCTGATGATCCATAAAAAGCAGTATGGCGTATCACACTATCTGCGGCAGATGGACAACTTCACGATCTTCGGCTCCAACAAGCGAAAGCTGAGGAGGCTGCTGGAGGATATCAAGAAGTGGCTTGCCGAGATCGGAATGAAGATCAAAGGTAACTGGCAGATCTTCCGCGTCGGGTTTACGCCAAAAGTCGAGAGAGCACATCAGGCTTTGCCGAAGAAAAAGCAACGGCACCGCCGCCCGCGCTTACCATCGGCTCTTGGATACCGATTCGGACACGGTTACACGATCTTGCGAAAGCATAATCTATTCCGGCTCAAGCAATCGCTTCATCTTTACTACTACCGGCGAGACAGGAACCGCGTCATCTCATTCAAGAGGGCTTCGGGACTGATCTCACGGCTCGGACAGCTTCGCAAATGCAATCATCAGCAGGTTTTGGACAGGCATTATCAGCCCAAGACGATGTTTGCACTGAAGAAAGTCGTCCGAAAGGAGTGCAGAAGACTTCAGGCATTATATCCGCCATACCAGGCGGCATAAAAAGGAGTGATTTTCATGAAAGTACAGGGAATGGTCAACCCCGGCAGCTTTACTGTGGAAGAGATCCGCGGTACCAAACGAAGTCTTGTCCGTCTCTACCAGAATGTGGAGGCGTGCAAGATCGCTAAGGATGCCGAGGACAAGGAAGGCCTTGACGGGTTCCAGTATGACGAATACTGCGTTGAGGTCGAGAGTTGGCCCGGACTTGCTGCCAGCGTGCGGGAGAACTACGACACCTACCTTGCAAAGGGTAAGGACAATGAGGTCGACCGCAGTAACTATGCGTTGTTCCGCGCTCAGAAAAACACAGACTCCATCGTCCAGGATACGGACGCGATGAGCGTGGATCACGAATACCGACTGACCCTGCTTGAGCTGGGTCTCTCGGAATAATTGAGAAAGGAGGAAAACGACTATGCTGTATCGCACTCTGAAGCGCATGATCGAGCGCGGCCAGACCAACGGCCTTGAGGAAAAGATCGACATTTTCTTCGCAGCCGGCAAGCTGACCGAAAGCGAGTATCAGGAGCTCATCGCCATGCTCAAGGCAGAATGAACGCACCGGAGGATTGAGATGTGACTATTCAAGAGATTTTAGCCGGCGGGGGCGGTCTGCTCCTGATCCTTATGACCCTGGTGCAAATCGCCCCCGTCAAAATCAACCCCTGGTCAGCACTCGCCAAAGCCATTGGCAAGGCGATCAATGCTGACATTTCAAAGCGCCTCGACGAGATTGAGAAAAAGCTGGACTCACATATCAAAACGGATGATCAAGGCCGGGCCGATGACTGGCGAGCGGCGATACTCCGATTTAACAATGAGCTGCTTCGTCCGATCCGTCATACGAAGGAAGAATTCGTAGAGGTACTTGGGTATATCGACAAGTACGAGCATTATTGCGAAAAGAACCCTGAGTATCCAAACAGCCGAGCGGAAATTGCCATTGAGAACATTCGAGAGGTGTATAAGGTCCGGCTGAAGAAACGAGACTTCCTTCAGGACGAGGATAAGAAGGAGGTGGCGGCGCTGTGAGCAGGTGGGGCATCGGCCTTTCCGAGCAAATGAAAGCCTGCAAAGAAGCGGAACCGTTCACTGATATTTTGGAGGGGGATGGGGGTGTTCCTGAAAAGGACCCCCCGTCTTCTTCCAAAGCAGGGTTCAAGGTCACCACGATGAAGATTATCGTGTGGGTCTGCATTCTCAACGGACTTGCATGGGTATGGTGCAGCTATATCCTTGCATTGCTCGGACGGGAGCAGATCGCAGAGGCCTTGTCACAGGTCGCGCTCAAGGAGATCATCGGCGTGGTGCTGATCTACGGTCTCAAGGCGCTGTTTGAAAACCTGAGCAAGAACAACTCGTGGCCTGACAAGGGAAACTCTACTCCGCCCGAAGACGGAGCGGGATAACAGGAGGAAAAGAATATGGAGAGTGTACTGAACTGGTCTGTCATCATCAGCATCATTGGCGTGCTGGTGGTGCTGACGAACATTGTGGTACAGGTACTCAAGAAAGTAACCTGGGACAAGCTGCCGACGAATGCTCTGGCGATGATCGTTTCGCTGGTGCTGACGCTCGGCGCTTTCTTTGCATATTGTTCCATCAAGGGGATCGCTGTTGTGTGGTATATGGTGTTTGCCGCGGTGGTCCTCGCGTTCATGGTGGCTTATGCGGCAATGTTCGGATTTGACAAGCTGAAAGAAGCGCTTGCGCAGATCCATAAGTAGTGATTAGAGGTCGAAAAAGGTGTAGGAGAGCCGGTTATTTCTTGACTACTCCTACACCTATGGCCTAAAAGTGGCGTGGGGACTGGATTGGATGCTTCTAAAATATCTATATAGACGACAGCATCGGCAAAAAGTTTCATCTTTTTGCATTGTACGATCATTTTCTGATCCTTATAAGGCTCAAGGGGCCCACAGCATATGCCAAGCTGCACAGATTCGCTCCCTTGTGGGACACTTCGTTTTCTGCCGTAATTTTTGACCGCCGGTTGCTTGTCAGTTGGGGTAAGCTATGGTACAATCATCGTACTAATTCCATGGATGGAGGATAGCAATATGAAAATCGTCATCGTCACCGGCAGTGCGCACAGGCATGGCACGGCCGCTACGCTGACCGATTAGTTCCAGCGCGGCGCGGAAAGCGCGGGACACGAGGTCTTCCGCTTCGACGCGGCGTTCAAGGACGTGCACCCCTGCATCGGCTGCGACAAGTGCGTCCGCACCAGTGAGTGCACATTCGAGGCTGACGACATGAAGGAGCTCAATCGCACCTTCCCGAGGCCGATGCGGTCATCTTCGTCTCGCCGATCTATTATTTTGACTTCAACGCCCAGCTCAAGGCGGTCATCGACCGCTTTTACGCCAACAATGAAGCGCTGATGGGCAAAAAGAAGGCCGTTTTCCTCACCGCGATGGCCGATGAGGATCAAAAGACTGCCTCCGGCGCGAACGCTTCGTTTGACCTCATGGCCGACTATCTCGGCTGGGAGATCGTGGGCAGGCTGAATGTCGGCGGCTGCTCCACGGCGGACGATCTTCACGAAGAAGACCTGACCGCCGCTTACGAGCTCGGCAAGAATCTGTAA